ATCTATGTATAGATGCAAACCGAAACCCAAAAAATAACTACAACTATGAAAGATACTTATGGTAAAAAGGATTACATCTGTAAATGTGGTACGATAACTGAAGGATATGTTTGGTTAAGTCAAATCAAGACTACACAGTTTGAATGCACTAAATGTGGCAAATGGCTTGGTCATGAGAACCTAGAGAAGAAGGCTAGTAACATTATTTCGATACGCACACCAACAAAGAATAGATAATATGAATGCACAGTTTAAAGAAATAGCCAAAGAGGCTTTTATCATAGCCTACAAGGAGAACTTTGGGAATATTACGATTAGTTGTGAGGCTTCTGGTATTGGAAGGACTCAGTACAAGACTTGGTTGAAGGATGATCCTGAGTTTGCTAAGAGATTGGCTGAAATCGAGCCTGAGGAGATTATGCTTGACTTTGGCGAACAGAAGTTGATGGAGAGGATTGCTAGGGGTGATACTTTAGCTACAATGTTCCTGCTTAAGACTAGAGGCAAGAGAAGAGGGTATATCGAGAAGACAGAGGTTTCTCATGAAGGAGATGTGGTTAAGCAGATTACAGTCAACGTTATTAAACCGAACCAAATTGAAGATGTTATGAAGAAGATAGACGGAGATGAGCACAAAATCTTACCTGAAGGTGAGATAATCAATTTTGATACACAAACAGAGCCTGGAATGGTAGTACCTGCTTACAAAGCTGGGGAGATTGATGAAATACCACTTTATAACCATGATAACGGTGAATTATTAGACATAAATGAAGATGGAGAGTATGAAGAGTAGCTACAATGCCTTTATTTCGCATTTTAAGGCGATTCTAAGGCTTTTAACGCTATTAGTAGTACTATGTGTCCATTTTGGTATTGAAAGGCTTAAATGGGGCTTAAAATAGCAAAGGGCCTACCCTTGTATAAAACCAAAAGTTTTCTAATGGTAAACACACAACCAATTTTTTAAAATTTTTCCTATGAACGTCACCACAAACGTAGTTTTCGAAGTCTTACAGAACTCTCAAAAAAGAATATCCATCATGCAAGGTGGAACTCGTTCGGGCAAAACGTACAATGTAATGACTTGGTTTATCGTAAAGCTGCTCCAAGAGAAGGGGAAGACGCTGACAATATGTCGTAGCTCTTTACCATCCATCAAGGGATCGGTTATGCGTGACTTTATCGAGATCTTGTCCAAATATGGTCTTTATAGCGAAGAAAAGCACAATAAGACTGATAACATCTACTTTTTGGGAAATAATGTCGTAGAGTTTGTTTCTACCGACCAGCCGCAAAAGATTAGAGGTCGAAAGCGTAATTATCTGTTTATAAACGAGGCGAATGAGGTAAACTACGAATCTTGGATGCAGTTGTCCCTTCGTACAACCGAAAAGATAGTAATCGACTATAACCCCTCAGATTACTACTCCTGGATTTACGACAAGGTAGTTCCGAGAGAAGATGCTGACTTTACAATTACGACTTACCTAGACAACCCTTTTTTAGAGAAGGGCATTATTGAGGAGATTGAGAGGCTTAAGGCAGCCGACCATGAATACTGGAGAGTTTATGGTTTAGGAGAGAGAGCTATATCCCAAGCAACAATTTATACGCATTGGAAGCGTAGACGCAACTTCCCAGATGGCGGAGATGTGTTCTATGGCCTTGACTTCGGATTTAACAACCAAACGGCCCTTGTTAGGGTTAAAAACTTTGATGGCGAGTTGTTTGTCGACCAATTAATCTACGATACCAAAATGTCAACAGCTTTACTAATCGACAGGATGCGTTCTTTGGGTCTTGACAGAAACTCAGAGATATTTGCTGACCCTGCTGAACCGAAAACAATAGCGGAGGTAAATAAGGCAGGATTTAATTTGAAGTCGGCAATCAAGGATGTTTATGCAGGAATTAACAAGGTTAAATCATTTCCTTTGCATATCAAGTCAGAATCCCTAGATTTGCTTGATGAGATTAAAAACTACAAGTGGAAGACAGATGCGGATGGTAACACACTTGACGAACCTGTGAAGTTTCGAGATCACTTAATGGACTCTATGAGGTATGCCATATACACAAAATATGCAAAACCAAAAAGAGGATGGGTTGTATAGCATAAAAATTTGTTACTTTTGTAAAAATAATATATAGCGTGAATTTAACGGACATACTAAAGGCAGCTAACCCTTTTAAACAAAAGGCAGCTCCAAAGGTGACTTTTAACAACATTAATAATCCTTTTGGCGATTTAGGTGGTTTATTAGTTGGTAGAACACTTTACCCAGACTTAGACCAGCAAAAATTTGTACTTGACTATAAAAACAATAGTGAGGTATATGCTATCATCAAACGTATTTCTAAAACTGTATCTACTGTTCCTTTCTATGTTTACCAAATTAAAAACAAGAAAGAGCTTAACAGATACAAGTCTATGCTTGATAACGCTACAAGCACAGCAGATATTGCTAAAGCGGAATTAGTTCGTGTAAAAGCGGTAGACGAGATTGCAGACTCCCCTTTAAACGACTTATTAGAAAAACCCAACGAATATCAATCATTCTCTGAATTTATCGAGAGTGCTATAGGTTATAAACTTATTACAGGTAATACTTACATCTGGGCAAATAGACTTGCTAACGGTAAGGTTGCTGAACTTGTTACACTCCCATCTCAATACGTGGCTATCATTTCTGATGGTACAATAAATGGGGTTGAAGGTTATTCTTTTACGCTAGTTGGATGGGATCAATTAGATGCGAAAGACGTAATCCATCTAAAATACTTCAACCCTTACTTTGACACTAACGGACAACAGCTTTACGGCTTGAGTCCATTACAGGCTGCATATAGAACTGTACAACGTAGCAACGATGCTAAAGATACATCTGTTGGTATGTTACAGAATCAAGGACCTAAAGGTATCTTGTATGCTGATGAATCAAATGACTTTGGACCTGAACAAGCAGGTAAGTTAAAAGAAGATTTCTACAATCAGTACGGAACTAAAAACAAGATTGTACAAAACGCTGGACAGATTTTAGTAGCAGGTGCAAAGCTTGGATGGGTTAACATGGGATTAAGCCCTGTTGACTTGCAGTTGTTAGAATCAGAGAAAATTACACTTAGAGAACTTTGTAACGTTTACGGAGTTAACTCTGCTTTGTTTAACGACCCTGATAACAAGACTTATAACAACATGAAGGAAGCTAAAAAGGAAATGTTGACTCAAGTAGTACTTCCTGAGTTAGTAGCTCTTCGTGATGCGTTCAATAGATTCTTTGCAACTGAAATTGGTCAAGGTTACTATATCGATTTTGATTTGACAGTATTCCCAGAATTACAAGAGGACATGAAAGAGCTTAGTGCTATCCTTTCTCAATCTTGGTGGATTACTCCAAACGAGAAGAGAGCAGCTATGCGTTATGATACTGTACAAGATGAAGTGATGAACGAAATCTTTATACCAGCAGGTTACTTGCCTATAGACGAGTTGACTATGTTACAAGACCCTAGAGATGCTCAACAACAAAGCGACTATAATTTGCCTCCAGTAAAATAGATGCCTAAAATACTTTATCCATCACAGCAGTTTGCTTTGCAACAAAAGATTGCAAGGAAGTCAGTCAGAGACTTTCAGCCCAAAATAAAAGAGGCTTTACAGTCTGACTTTGATAAAGCTGCACAAATGGTTGAAGCATTAGGAGTAGAACAAGCTGCAAATAATCGTGCAGGATTTTTTACTGGTGATAAGATTAATAATATTTTACGAACTTTGTATGAATCGACTGGCGGTTATACTGCTATGAGATACCAGCAGATGTTTGAAACGAATAAAAAAGCGGAAGAGATTGACCTTGACCCTTTAAACATTTTGGATGAGTGGTTAGTATTTATGTTATCATATTGGGTTGCTATTAGCGGACCAAAAATGCAAGGCATAGAAAATACCACTGAGAACGAAATAGCTCGTATATTAGCGAATGTTATAAAGTATGGTCAGGAGAATGGATTGTCACAGAATGAAGTAAACAAGTTGGCAATTCAGACTCTAAGAGAAGGAAAGATTAATAACGCAAGGAGTTTACTTATAGCAAGGACTGAAAGCCATCAGGCATTAAGTGCTGGTGCTATGGGTGCGGTGAAAGCGGCAGGTGTTCCAGTATTAAAACAATGGATAGCTGCTGAATATCCAGCTAAGAGTGGTAAGCCAAGATTATGGCACAGGGATTTAGATAGACAAACGAATCCTGATAACGAAGGTGTAAGAATCCCTGTTAATCAACCATTCCTAGTTAACACTCCTGAATATGGTGTAATAGAGATGCAATATGCTCATGATGCGGCAGGGTTAGCAGTAAACAACTGCAACTGTAGATGCTGCACAGTGTATATAGCTTAAATAAAAAAATATGAGTAACTTTTATAACAAGAAAGCGGTAAGTGGTGCTCCAGTAGATATGGAGGACGGTAGCAGAATAATCACTGTCTACTATTCTGCGTTTGGTAATGTCGACAGCGATGGCGATGTTATTGTACCAGGTGCATTCACTAAAACCCTAAAAGAAAACGGACCTAATGCTAAGAATAGAATCTGGCATTTATTTAACCACTCAACTGAAAAGCCAATTGCTAAACCATTCGAAATGATGGAAGATGGATTTGGTTTAAAGGCTAGAGTAAAGATGCCTAATACAACATTAGGTAACGATACTTATGAGTTGTATAAAGAAGGTCATATCACAGAACATAGCATTGGCTTCCAGACTATCAAGTCACAGGCTAAGTCAGGCTATAACGAAATCAATGAAATAAAATTGTTTGAGGGTAGTTCAGTATTGTGGGGTGCAAACGCAAATACGCCTACAGTTGGAGTGAAGAGTCAGATTAAGTCTGTTCTTGTAGATGAGATGGGTAAAACTATCAAGTCTTTAAGAAACGGTCACTTTACTGACGAGACATTCGAATTGTTAGAACTTAAACTTAAGCAGTTACAACAATATCTTGCTGAAATGGAAGACGAAGAATCAGTCGACCCTGAAGAACAACCGCAAACATCTCCTGAAGGCACAGTCGAAATGCCAGAAGAAGAAGCATTGGAGGAAGAGGAAGACCCGATGATTTCCGTTGAAATCGAGATAAATAAATATTTACAATCATTTAAAATTTTCAACTAATGGTAGAAGAAATCAAAAGTGCTTTCGAAGGCGTAAAGACCGAAGTAAACGGTGCTATCGAAACATTAAAAGCTGATAACGCAGTAGCGGTAGATAGCTTAAAATCAGAATTAGAAGAATTAAAATCTCAAGTTGCTGTAGTAAAAGATGCT